ATGATTTTGTTTCTTGTGTTTGTAATCAGCTGGAAGCTGATCCTTTGAATCATCCTAACATAATAAACTCTAATATTATACTTAAATTCATGTCTTACCGCAAATATGACTTTCTAAGCCAGTTTGACCTCGATACTCAAGCTTTAAATAGTATTTCCCGTAACCTAGATAAAATTGTTAGTGGTACAGATGAAGTTTTGATTGCTCCAATAGCTCTTGAAATTAAACCTGAGGATATATTAAAAGGGTTTGATGATATATTCCAAGCAAATTTATCGAAAATGAACAGCGAGTTGATAGAATTAGAGCTCTCTAATCGCTCTAAATTTGGTCCAAGGTCGATAGCGATACCTTGGTCAGAGCGTCGGACCAATCTACTCCGTTCTTTTGAAGCGGAAAGTCCACTAGTCACAAAACATAACAAACAGTTATCTCCAGTAAGACTAGAAGTGTACCGAAGATTGAGACCATTAACCGTAGATCAAGCAGCAACTTATTTAAAGAATGATACTAACTCTGGACTACCTTATATGCGTAAGAAGGCCTTAGTTAAATCATTAGCCATTGAAAATTTTAAATCTGGTTTATCAATGAACTATCCGTGTGTGCTATTTACAAGAACTCAAGAGTCAAACAAAACACGTGACATCAATGGTTATTCGATATTCGATACTATTGAAGAAATGAGATTCTTCCAACCTGTTTTAGCTATGCAAAGGAAAGTTAGCTGGAGAGCTGCTCTAAATGATCCTGAGGTGGTTAATCGTGCAATGACTAAATTAATTAAAGCCTCGAAACAGAGTGAAGAATATATTCTATCTATAGACTTCTCTAGGTACGATCAAACTGTAAAACGTTCACTTCAAGAATTAGCTTTTACCTCTATTAGAAATTCATTTCAAACTACATTTTGGGATGAGATTTCTAATATTGAGAGAAGGTTCAATGAAGTTGGTTTGATTACGCCTGACGGTGTACTTTATGGGCCACATGGAGTACCAAGTGGATCAACTTTCACTAATGAAGTAGATTCTATCGTCCAATACACTATATTAGCCAATTCCATGTACAGAGGAAGTTGTTTTGAAAATAGCCAGATACAAGGTGACGATGGCGTTACGTGTTGTAAATCACCTGACAAGTTAATCAACGACTATGAGATGAGTGGACTTGTGGTTAATACTGATAAATCAGTTATATCGAAAGATTACGCTGTATTTCTTCAGATGTTGTTTCACCCTGAATATTCTAACGACAAGGGTGAAATCTGCGGAGTATATCCCGTTTATAGAGCTATTTTGCGGATATGCTACCTCGAAAGATTTAATGATCTAAGTCGAACGGATTTGAGCGGAGCCGATTATTTCGCTATACGCACTCTATCTATTTTAGAGAATTGTAAGCATCATCCGTTATTTGTTGATTTAGTCACATATATATGTAAACTAGACAAATATAGACTTAAAATTAGCGACCAAGGTATAAATGAATATGTCAAGTTCATGAATTACAAGACAGGTAAAGATATTAGGTTCGGTAATTGGTTAGAGGGCGAGAATTATAGAGGCATAAGAGATTTT